GGGAGCTCACGCTCCCGTGATGAAATCGAATCACGAATGATCCGAAAACATACAACTCTCAAATGAGTCTTAGGCGTAAGTCTGAGCTTGTGCGAGATTGTGTGGATAGATGCGGACACTGGGCAACCAGCAAGTCCTTAGGGTGAACCCCGACTATCCTTATCATTTCCAGTCCCCGTCCACTAGTACCGCAAGGTGCGGTAGCTAACAGGCGGGTAAGTCCCGGAAACGGGAAGAATCTGGTGTTCGACCACTAAGTTTTGTGGTTGGGCATACTTGAGAAATCAAGGAAAAGTCTTCGTGACATCGTCACGGGGAGGGTCCAGAGGAACCTTACACGTAATGTTAGCCAACCGTAAGGAATGGCAACATTCTTAGGCCGCTAGGCCTGCCTGCAGCCCTTCCTTCGGGAAGGAAACTGAAGTGGTTCTTAGACCTTGTAAAATGCGATTAAATAACGAAAGTTACTTATCGCGCCTTACGCGGTCTGGTTCCTGGCATTCCAGTGTAAAAGCTGGAAGACGATGGTATGAACTATTCCTTGGAATGGTTCATATCCTCGTCGGTAGAGTGAACAAGAGTTACATTTCTGCAGTCTTGCACTTTGTGCGTCACTGTATTGTAATACGGAGAAAGCAAGGTATACCTGGTCTGTGTAAAAGGCTGAAAGCCTACAACGTTCTGCTGATGCAGGCGTTGGCGGGTACCCACCACAAGAGCTCTCACGAGCTGGGTGTGGCGGTATCGCGTACACGGATGGGCTATCCAAGGTCAATCCCAGTACACCATAGACGACGACTTAAGGAAGGTGATAAGGTGGTCGTAAGACTATACTTGTCATTTTACTCGTTATATAGAGTACTTGACTGGAAAGGCAAACTGAAACTGTCGACGATAACTTCGGGTCCTATCATCAGATATGATCCAAAGTTATTCGAGGATTTCAGGGCGTTTCTTCCAGTGTTCTTCCATAATGCGAAGTTGTATGGTTTTGACTTTGGGTCTTACGCGAAGGACGATATGAAGAAATTCAAATCGGAGTTCCGTTTGAAGTACTTGCCGATCACCAAGTCTGGACCTGGAGCATCGGGGGGCGCAACCTCAATGTGGGCGATTCCATACCAAATTAATGCTTGGTTCCATCCTGACAATGCGCGCCTATATAGTGCATTGGAGGGGTGGTGTATCCTAATGGATATCAAACATGTTTATGTATTTATGAATATGTTTGCCCGAGTTTATAACATGTATCTACATGTTATGGAGATAGCTTTACCTTGGCAGAGATGCCTCGGTAAACTATCCATTAAGGAGGAGCCCGGGAAGGTGAGAGTATTTGCGATGGTAGATTATATCACGCAAGTGGTTCTGCATCCGTTGCATCAACTTATGTTCAAGTTTCTGTCAACGTTACCACAGGATGGTACCTTTGATCAAGAGAAACCCGTAAAACGGTTGATCGAGAAGCTTGGGCGCCTCTGGGATTCCGTCAATCCCCCAGTTCCTAAGAAAGTAACTCCAAAACATATCGTTAAGGAGGTACGGACTGTAAATACTATAAAGGTCGGGACGACCCATATAGTGTTGGGAGCTTCTGTGAAG